AAAAACTCAGCAACTTGTTTCTTAGTAAAGTTCTGAGCAACGTTTGCTTTTTTTAGATTAGGGTTTCCAAGGTATTGATCATGATCAGGCATTGTCTTTATGCGTCAATTACTAATAATGGTTTTGTCGGATCTTTATCACTGGCATCAAAGTATAAAACTTTACTGCCTGGATATACTTTGTTCAATTCATACTGAACATTCTTTTTCAAAGGTCTTGCTCTTTGAGGGAAGAACATTTGAATAAACTTAGTCTGACCTCTGAACTGAAAAGTAATAGTATAGGTTGCACCATACTTATTCAATCTTTGCCAGTTACCTTCTTCGTTGATTGATTTGAAACTTTTCATTTCTTGTTTTCCTTGTTCATTTGTTTTAACATTTTTTGTAGGTCAGACGTACTCCCTACAAACAAAGAATTATTAGTCACGTTAGTAGTATTCTTGTCCTTCACTTCATCGATCTCTTTTACTTTTTTCTGGAGATCCATTAGTTTGTCTGCTGTATCTGCAACGTGTTTGATAAGTTGACCAGCAACTTCATATGCCCTTGCAGAATCTGATTGTTGTGCAACATCTAATGCACCATCAACTGCCTCTTGTCCTTTCTCAACTAGAGAATACAACTGAGCCCTACTATATTCATAGTCCTTCACCACATCTTCTTTAGTAGATTTTAAATTCTTAGGACTTGTTCTTGTAGGTTTGTTGACAGGTGCTTTCATAATCTCAGCGCCTCTATCCGTGATGTCTAGAGCGTTATCTATTTCATCAAATGTTTCGTCTTCAATCATGTCTCTACATCCCTTCCTTGACTACTACTGAATACATTACCATCAACGAAGTTGGTGATAGTCTCACCAAATCCAAAGTCATCTCCACTCTGTAAAACTTGATCAATTACTTGAGCATCGTCCTGAGCATTAATGACACTAATAGGAATGTTGATATCGTGTGCAACAACACTACTCTTGAACTCACCTCTTCTCACAGTCAATCTGTTTCCAGAGATGGCTCTGATCAACATTTTCTCATCATCTATTTGTATGTAGTCACCTTTAGCAAATGGGGTAGCACTGTTTACAGAGAACTCCGTGATATCAGATTTGACTATTTCGTTTGTTCTAGCAGTGTCATCTTTAGTGTAATCCTTGACTGCAATAGGAACGGCAGTGTATCTTTGTTGTCTTGATGCAATCTTAAGGTTTTCTGTTTCTGTATAGTAATCTGTCTGTACTTTCTTAATTAATCCATCAGTACTATTATTGATAGGACCGAACAAGTATGTTTTGCATACAAAGTTCAATGTATATACTAATGCTCTTCTAGTAAGAAAGTCATCTTCATAATTATCCTCCATCTGTATTCCTTCTAGAGTTATTGGCATATCTCTTTTCTCACCAATTACATCTACTAGGTCTACTGTTAGATTAAATGCTGGTTGAAAATATGGTAGTATCTGTTCTAAAATCTGTATTGCATCCTCATTGAGTTTAGAAAGGATACTAAGTTGCATGTTAATATTATAAGGCACAGGCATAAATGCCTTGACCATCTTATTTGTTTTCTTATTGACAGACTTAAATGTCTGCATTGTAGAGACTTTTCTAGTTGCATCATAATTCATACCCATAACTTCAAAAGACATTCTGGGTAAAGTTAATGTAGTGCCTACACCATCCTGATAGTCTCTACCCTGTTCTACTCTTGCTAAGAATTTTTGTTGTGGGCCATAGGATATAGGAACTTTGATAACACTTACCGTCTTACCGCCACTAGTATGTTGGATCTCAATGTTATTAAACAAGGTTCCGAAAGACACGATTGTCTTACGAATGATCTCATGATAGAAATGATTTGTTAACATAATATTACCACCTTATGAAACTATTTAGAATTCCCCAAAAGGATTTTTTTCTGAGAAGTCCAGAATCGTGTCTGCCTCTGATTCTATCTCATCATTACCAGCAAAAGCAATGTCAAATTCAGAGTCAACTGATAAGATTCTGTAACTTGCTCCAGCACCTACTACAACTTCACCTATTTGGAAATTACCACTAGGTATTGATACTTTAAGAATATTGTCTCTGGTATTCCAATGAGAAACATATGCCTCTGTGCCACTGTCAAGACCTCTGACGGTTTCATTTGTTTCATACTCACCGAAGGAGTTGGATGTGACAGATGATATGGAAACAACAGCAGACGTAAATGTATATCCAGCACCAGCATTGCTGTATCTGATTTCAGAAACTGTACCAGCAGCACTAACAACTGCCTCTGCCTGTGCGTTCATCAATAGAGGTTCAGTCTCATTTGACTGTTGAATATACACAGAAGTAATACCAACTGTAGGAGTGAATGTATATCCAAGTCCACCAGTAGTAATTCCTACAGGGCCTAGTACAGCATCTGAAATTACAGCAGTTGCAACAGCTACTGCATTTGTAGATGTTGGAGATCCCCCAGTAAATACAACTTGTGGAGGCATAGTATACCCTGTGCCTGGATTTGTTATCAATATTCTATCCACTGACTGATTAGGAACACCTGATCTACTTGTCATTATGGCAACACCAGTTGCTTGAGTTCCTATTGCTGGTTGTTCAATAGTCATGATAGGAACTGAGGTGTATCCCCAACCCTCATATGCTATTGATAAAGAAGTCACTGAATTTAAAGCGACTGTAGCATCAACCACTGGATGTTCGTTGTCCATCTTACGAACAAAAGATGCCGTAGTTAATGTTTGTATATCAGTCTCTTGCTGAGTTTCTGATGTTGGAACTTGTTCTGCACTGGCAGTTCTTGTAGAATTATCACCAGTTAAGTTGATAGTTAGGTGATCTAAGAATCCTTCAAATGATGCAGTCTGACTAGGAATAAATCCAGCACCAGCAGTGTCAGCACCTAATTTGAGAGAATCGCCTGCAAAGAACATGATTGGGTTTGCTGTATTCAAACTGTTACTTACAGTTCCATTTACAGATATGGTTGCATCAGTGTTATATTGTTCCACTCTGATGAAGTTCCAAGCATTTAGATTGAGTTGTGTAGTGTTTTCAATAGATCCAGAACCAGAAGCAAACACTATGTTTCCTGTCTCTCTGTAATATATCTTGAATCTATCAGTCCACATGACTGTTCCGCCATTGACTGCTGGATCAAACTTAGTAGGATACAACCAGAAACTTAATGATAATCTGCCATTACCACTATCTCTAGAATCAACATTGGTTGTAAAATGGAAGTTAGCACCAATTACATCTGATATGGCAGTGTGATGTAGTGAGTTGTTTCCAAACTTGATTTGAGATGATGTAGTTTTATTTGGTGGTGTAAAACTGATTGAAGGCACAGATAGGTAATTAGATCCAGCATTTGTTAGAGTTACACTATCAATACCACCCTCTGCAATAGTTACAGTACCAGTTGCTCGATTACCTTGATCTGGTTTAAAGATTGTTACAGTCGGAACTCCTCTATAATTACCTCCATCAAACATAGGCACACGTTGTACTGACTTTACTCCAGCAAATGTAGATGCAAGAGATACATATGCCACTGCATTTTGAGATGTATCTTTCTCCATCTGTAAGGTAACAACTTGCCCACTAGTTGATCCTACGATATCATCTACCTCTACACCTTCCTTATCAGTCAATCCATCAGGTAGATCAATAACCTCATCTTCAGGCTCAAAGATCTCACATCTAAACTCATACATGAATAGGTCATTGAGTTGGTAGAATGGTACTTTTCTTTCAATATATTTGATTTCAAATAAGGCATTATCCAAAGGCAAGTAAATCAAGTCACCTTCATTTGGAGTCTGAGCATTCAACCTATCCTCCGCTGGATATAATTTTAGGAATGGAGTTATGAAGTCGTCATATCTTTCTTTAGAAACAATTAGAGTGACCTCATCTTGAGCTCTGACACCAAACTTAGACAGTACATCTGAAGGAGTTCCAAATCCATCTACGTTAGCTAGATACGCTTCCAATCTAAAACTATCGTCAAATTTAGACGCAGTTATTTCCCTGATAACAGTATTTCTGTTAACAATTTTTCTGGGCAAATATAGGATATCTTGACCGAACAGTTGTAAGTGTTCGTTCACCAAGTCTTGAACTAGTCTTTGTTCACTTGGAGATCCATTTAGAAAGAAGGGTGATAAAGGCATTATCCAACAAAG